GCAATACCGTAAGACATATTTGTTACAAAGTTCGTAGGGTCATAAGCGGTATTAAGCATATCTATACCATTTACTGTACCTATTCCTACGTTAAAAGGATTGGGGATTGAGCCGGATACGGCTTGTATTCCTGCGCCAAACTCTAACTGTAAGGTTACTTGAGTATTAAATCTAGATACAAAGCGGAAGGGCGTTTCTATTCTTTCTAGAATATAAGGGACTTGATTTGCTTCTTGATAGAGTTGTGGATATGCAAGTGCAGTATTAGCTACAGGCTTCAAAATATAATCTTGAGCTAGATACGGGACTTCGTACCATCTATAACCTGAAGTATCATCTATCACCTGTAATATCTCGATAATGTTATCATCCTGTATTGTTCTTATCGGAAATCTTTCAGGAGTCCCGAAATTTAAAGTAGTAGATTTAACTTGTCCAGAAATAGCTTGAGTTTTCTTTTTAAGTAAATAAGTATTCGGATTACCTCCTCCGGTAACACCATATACAGAAATCTCTGTAGGGTCTATAGATGATGAAAGATTGAAATCGATTCTATTTGGACAGTAGAAAAAATTAGCAGTGTTTATATTCGATCTAACTTGCATTCCTTCTTCGATAATCATTGCATAGTTAAAGTCTGGGTATTGACCGCTGGAGCCGGATGCTGGTACTTGTTGGTATACGTCGAGGGTAACGATAGCTGCAGAGGTTACTTTCGGTCTGTATCCTAGCATGTACGCTAGGGCGTAGAGGTTATTAGTCTGTTTTGCGTATTCAAGGAAAGTTTCTTGAGTCTGATTATCTAGGTAAAATGATAAAACGTCTCCTACATAAGAGGCCATGTCAATAAACATGGTACCAGGAGAAGAGGTTGAGAAATCGTTATAGGAATTAGGGTAGTACGTTTTTGCATACTCGATCAGAGCATTTTTAAATGTAGTAAAGTCTTTGTTTAGATATGTTATATTCTTGTTAGCCATTTAAACTTAATATTACAATGTCTGATTCACCAGTGTTGTTTATTTTATACGAAAACTGTACTTTTAAAAAGTTTTCATCCGGGTTCCCTCCGAAAACTAGTTCTGTAATTATAACGTTTGGAAAGTAACGTTGGATTCCATCTCTAATCAAAGAATCTAATTCATTTAAAGTTTCAGTAGTTATTTGTTCAAATAGCTTACTTCTTATGTTAGCTCCAAAACTAGGATTAAAAATCCTTTCTCTTTGATCAGTAAGTAAAAAATTTATAATGTTATATTTTAACTGCTCTCTGGTTGTATAAACTGTCCTAAATACTCCCGGTGCATTAAAAGGTAAAGCTACCCCTATTCCTGTTGAAGGACGTAAGTCTAAGACGTTTATATTTCTGAGATTGTATGCCATTATACTTCTCCGTTAGCTTGCATTTTAGCCATTATACCTGTGAAATCCGGAACAGCGTTAATTTCTATAGCGTCTAGATTTGAGCTCCTTCTTGCAGAAGCAAACATACCGCCCATTGAATCTACTACCGGAACGTCGGTAGTTGTTGCTGAAATATTTCCGATTCCTTCAAAATCTTTCGGTGTCATAGTCATTGCAGTTTCCGCAAGGAGGCTATTTAGGGGATTATTTCCGCTTAATACCGGAGGAACTAGTTTCGGGGCTTGTTTATTTAACGTTGCTGGAACGCTTGATTTTTGCTTAACTGTTTCAGTTATAGGCTGTTGTGAACGATTAGATATAACTGCTTCTTTCAGGATACCTGCTAATTCTTCCTGAAAAACAGCTCTAACCTCTTCTCGAATTAATTTCCTAAGTAAGTCTAGTTTTGCCATATGTTATAAATATATTTGTTGTGAATTTTATTGCTATCTAGATACATTTGATGTTCTTTGAGCTGCTTGTCCGGTAAAGGCTTGAGTTGCATTTGTTCTAGTAGTGCCTAGTTCACTACCCAACTGAGCTTTTTGTTCCCCTAAAGCTTTCCTTGTTCTTTGTCTTAGTTTTCTACCTCCTTTTAGGTTATTAATAAAAGCATTTAAACCTAGTCCTTTATTCTCATTTAGATTGTCTGGAGAATCGAGCAAAGTAGCAGATATATTTAGATCATCTTCTAGTATGTCATTATTGCTTAAGTAATTTAAGGATTCACTTATTACTGCTAAGGTGTCGCCGTCGATTGATGCTAACTCAGGGCGAACAAGACCGAGTGATACAAGCAGCTGTTTAACTTCTCCAATGATTACTTCTTGGTTAGTAGCAAAGGTTAAATCTGATTGCGCTACTATAATACCTCTTGGATCTAATGCAACCCCTCTCCTTCTCTTATTTTCTATAGATAAATCAACGACTTCTTCATCTATAACCCTTATTTGATAGATTCCAAACAGGGCAGTATCAGGGTCTGTTTTTGAATCGTAATCTATAACATAGGTTGCTAACTGATCTAGTAGACCATTTAAATCTTTTCTAGTTCCCTGTAACTCACTTAATATATCAGAATCCTTAAACGCATCACATACTTGTAAATTTAAAAGTAGTATATCTAAACGTCTTAATAATTCATTTGCATTGACTAAGATGTAACGTATAAAGCTTGTAGCAACACTCAAGAGCGCGTTTATAGATCTCAAAACTCTTACTATACCATCAGACTCATCTTTGGCAGCATTTTTTGCATCTTGTATTTTTGTTTGAGCACCGGCGGTAAGGAAAAAGCTCGGTATTGGTAGTATACCGAAAAAATAAAGTATGAACTTAAATACTTTTACGAGTATTATAGCAAATTTAATTATATTCTGACCGGATTCGATTACCTTCTGTACTTTATTTGCCTGTCTAATAAAAGTTCTTATCCCGTCATTTATTTCTTTTAATGTTGGTATTATTCTAGTCACATCTACAAACTCGCTTAATCTCTGTATTTGACTTCTAATATCAACTCCTACGAAGTTTCCTGCTAAATTTACTGCGCTCTTGAAGTTTAGATTTTGGATGGTTGTACATACGGCTCTAAGTCTCCCGATTTTATTCTGCAAGGCTAAAAGTTCAGGAGTAGAGATTTGATTAAAATCTGAATACTTGTTTACATCCCCTAAAAAATCATTTACGAAATTTAAATTTGAACCAAGTCCGGGAACCTCCTGTAGTACTATTGCATCTTGTGATGTAAATAGAGAGCCTGTTGTATTTGTATTAAAACTAAAAACTTCTCCAATGCCTTTTAGTAGGTAATACATGTTGTACTTTGATACAGGGGTTCCGCCTTCAGCAGGGGCATTGGATTGTGAGACGGCCTGCTGAGGAGGTACAGCGTTAGGGCCTACCCCGAGGTAGGATCCTATAAAGACATTAGGGTAAGCTGTATACTTATCTATTGCTGTTACTACTAACCCTGCTTGGTCTTGTAATGTGTAAAAGGCAACTTGAGTAGGTGTCCATGTACTTCTTTCAGGTCTAGGTTGCCGTTTTATGTTTATATTATCGTATGCATACGTGACGACGTTACATAGATCTACAGAGTTTAAAGCGTCTAAAGCACTAAACAATCCGGTCTGGATAAGCTTCTCTCCGATTTTCGGTCTTGCTGCTGTAGTAGGTACCTCCTTGTATTCTATCTGTTTTGACGGTTGACTTCTTGTTGTTACGATAGTATCTTGTATATTATCAGGAGGCGTATCATTAGGCCCTAGAACAGATTGAAATTGATATGTTGCTACATTCGGTGTAGCAGCAACTCCTGGTGGGAGTCCAGTACTAGCAAACCCTGCTCCTGTTTGTACGTCAGCTCTGGCTGAAGGAAGGGGTACGGTTCTAGTCGTATAGTTTCTAGGTTCTCTTGCAGGTTTATTTCCATAGCGTGCTTCAGATCTTCTTCTATCGTTTTGGGGCACTGGATTACCCCATAGAACTTTATCTACACCTATCTGTAGGTCTCCAAGTCCTTTAGAGGCGATTCTAACTATCCTCTCAATACCTCTTGCTAGTTTATTTCTTGCCATTATCTAGTAAAAGTATTTTTAGAGAGACATGTAGAATTTAATTGAGCTTTAACTCTATTGCCTATTCCTTGCAATACCTTACTTGTATTAACTATTCTAGGTATTGCAGTTTCGAGTTCTTCAGCTGACATCTCCTGCAGTGCAGCACCGAGATTAACTAATGCATCTATCAGGAACCCTAATTGAATAGCTGTACTAGTTCCTAGTAGTACTGGTTCACCTACTCTTAATGCACTAAATCCTAATTCAATTTTTGGAGACGCTATTGTAGTTTTTTCATTTGCATCAACAGTAAATGTTGCAGGAGATGATATTGCAACGCCTTTTTTTCCAAATAAAAAAATAAAATCGTCGTAGGAGTGATGTGTAACTCTTCCTGAAGTTATAATGACTTGGTTACCTAGATATGGAAATTGTGGTTGATACATCCTAACCCTGATTAGATATGATTTGATCTTGTTCTTGAGCAGAGATATTAGCAGTACTTGTTAATTGCTGCTGTATAGGTACAGAAACAGTGTATGATCGAGCAAACACTACGTCAAGGCTTGCTAAACTAAAATTATTGTTTATATCGTCGATAACTATCTGCTGTCCTTGTGTCAAATAGATTGAAGAAGGATCAGTATTTATATTCTCTACTGTAGGGATCCATGGGAGCGTATCTGTAGTTCTACCTTGTCCGTTTCTTATTATAGTAATCGGATTTCCAGGAGTACTATTTTTTGACCATGTATTTTGATCTGCCGGTACAGGGTTTGTAGAACTAAATCTTATTGAATTACCCCATCTTCCTTCAACAGTGACGTCTCCTGTAAATTGTTTAAGAGCTTTTATATTACTCTTCTCTACAAAATTCGGGCCTAAAGGCATATTTAAGGATCCGGTTGCAGATGTATTTACAGGTTGGTTAGTATCTGTACTATCTTGATAATTACGATTTATTGCCCCAATATAAGCTCCATAATCTCCAAGATCAGGAAAGGCATTATGATTAGCGAAGCCCCATACGTTGTAAGGTGCTGTATAAAAAATATCTCTACGATCTCTATCTTCATTCATATCCCTTGAAGGTCCTGGAAATAGGAGTACTATTTCTCCCTCTACTGGATATTGTTTAATAGCTGAATTTATAGGCCTTGCTACCTGATTACCGGCACTAGTTAGAGTTCTGTCTTGAAGTCCAGGTAACATTTGAAAAGTGATTTTACCTAAGTCAGAAGGATCGTTGTAGTAAGGGTCTGGAACGTTTGTGCCTATATAAAAAGGTCCCTGAACAATATGCGTTACTCGTGCAATAAGATAGTTGAACTGCGATCCTCCTTGCGGCGATTGCGTCTGGCTCTGTAATTGCTGAGCATATGTTGGATTAAAATTTGCCATATTATTTACTTTCTGGCAGCTGCTTAACTTCTTCTTTTAGAGGTGTAGTTGTTTTTTGAATATCACTAAATAACATCTCTAAGTCTTTATCACTAAAGACTCCATCTGCACCTGCTTCAGCTTGACTGGCTTTTTGAAGAATTTGAGCTAATTTAACTAAGGCTTCGTCGTTCTTAATATCAGAATCTAGGTAACCCTTAATAAGAGGTACAATAACTACAGCATCACCAGGTTCGCTAACCATCTCGACTAACTGATCGGTTAGGGCTTTAATCTGGCTTTGCTTAGCTTTATGATTCTTAACAATATCTTTGACAAGGTCGGAATATTTCTTTCCGTCGTATAAATCGAAATCTAAACTCATAAGAATCTTTTAAATAAATATCTAGCATGAAAAAATGTCTATTTTTGTTCCTTGCTCTAAATATTTATTCAACATATCCCTATAGATCTCTTTAAGAGTCTTTATAACTTTGGTAATCACGGGGGTAGGTGCATCTGTAATCTCTTTTATGTAGATAAAGAGAGCTTTTTTATTAAAGATATCTATATTCTCTCTTCGCTTAAAGAGTTCAAGAATTGCATCACCTACTCTAGCTTCTTGAGGTTTTGGAAAAAGATCTAAAAGATCCTCATCTATTCTCTTTATAAAGAGATCGATAAAACTAGTTTGCTCTAAATCATCTGGTCTAGATAGTAATAATTCATTGGTAAGAGTTTTATCCGTTTCTACGTCGTCTACAGGAGCTCTAGTTTTAAGTCTTTTATGGTTATTGTTATTATAAACAATCAGATACCTCTTTGCTATAGTACCGAAGTATGAATATGCTTTACCTTTCTCTTGGTTATATAGATGTAATTTTTCTAGCAAGAAAGCAATTACTTCATGCTTTAATTCATCAATATTATCGACTTCGGTATAGTAGAACTTGAAAGTATGAATGATATTTTCAGCAAGTTTATAGAAAGCATAATAGATCTTCTGATTAAAAATCTCATCTCTTTTAGCCTGCGAAGTCTCTTTTCTATAATCGAGAATAGCTTGCTGAGTATCTAAGGTAAAATAATCGACTGATTTCTTCGGTCTTCTTTTTCTAACTTTACCGTCTTTAGTAAGCGTAACCTCTATTTCTTCTGGTTTAAAAATATCTTCTACCATTATCGCTTATTAAATTGGTTTAATCCGTCTTGGATTGCTTTTAAATTAAAGAAAACCTGTTGTAATTCTTTATCACTCTCTAACCAAATCTTATCGTCTAGATTCTTCACAGCTTTTTCAGACTCTCCAATCAAGCTCTGAAGCCCTGCAATAAAATTAGCTTGGCTAATTACAGTGTTTTCAAGTCTAATGTTCTTTTGATAAAGGTTGTAAATAATCCAACCTACTACAGTAGCTGCCCAGAGAGCAACCATAATCCATCCAAATACCATGTTATAATTCTTTTAAGGCGTTTAATAATCCAGGATTCTTACTCCCGATATTTGATAACTTTTTAGCTTCAGCGGCTTGTTTAAATTGAGTAGCAGTAGCAGGTTTTACTTCTTTTGATTTCGCTACGCCTACCTTACCGCTCCATTCCTTTTCCCACTCTACTCTTGCAGCTAGAATATCGGCTTGATGTAAAATATAAGGGAGCGATGTTCTTAATTTAGATTCATTTTGACTTGAGAAGAGATATGCTTTATTACCGTCGTCATAAGGTCCGTCATGAATCTTAATGGCTACAAATTCGTTAAACGACATTTCGATTCCGGCTGATTGTAGGATAAATAAAGAAGCGTCTTGAATCGGAATAAAAGGTAGTTCGGCGTTAGGTTTATACATTGCTCCTTGATTCTTGATATGCCATTCTGAATCATTAGGTAAGTAAGAGGGTTTACCGTTACGTCCTAATTTACCGAGGTCGTGGTTGAGGGCAGAGAATACTAGCTCCTCTTGTGAAAAAGTCGTCATATCTGAACCGAATTGCTCCCATACTTCGTAAAGGGCAAGTGCAGCTTCTACCACCCTTAGTACGTGATCTACATAACCACCGGGAAAGGCGTTATGAAAGGCTGTACGAGAGGATGCAGGAGCTAGGGTTAAATTCTCTTCTTGAGACTGATAGAGATTTAAGAGTTTCGTAGCTCTCGGTTCTGAAATATGATCTGAAATTACTTTGTAAAACTTAAGCAGGTTGCTCTCAATTTGTTCTGGTGTTAACATATAGACATGATTATACTATAATATAACTACAAATAAAGATAAAAGCAACTTTATTTAAAAAGATTCTTGCTCAGAATTAACAAGGGTCTGAATATCTGAAATCTTCTCCTTTACTTTCCTTCTCCAATCTTCGAGCTGCTCTCTTGTAAAATTTGGTTGTGAAAGTAATGAAACGATACCGCTAATAGAATTATCGAGAGCTTCTAATTTAGTCGTAACTAAAGCTTTATAACGCATATTATATTAAATTTAAAGTTATATCTACCATTGAATCAATCGACATTGCCCCAATCTTTACAGCCCTTTGTAAAGAAGCCTCTCCTATTTGATCTACACTTTCAGCCCTAAATATGTAAAAAGTTAAAAACCCTTTATCCTCTATAATAATCATAGGATAACTACTTGCATCTACTATCTCCTCTACTCTATCTGCAAATCTCCAATCCTCATCAGCATCGATCAACTCATACTTAACTTCATAAAGCTCTAACTTATTAATCAACTCTTCACAGTAACGACACCCACTAAGCCGCAAAACCGTTACTTTTTTCATTTTTTATTTTTCTTTTTTCTTATTTCCTTTTCTTAAGAAAGAGAAATATTTTTTACTTATAAAAAGAAGTTATGAAATTTTTTTCACATTTCCAACTTTTCACTCACCTCTTTCTGCAGGATCTGAAGGTTTAGTTATCATTGCATATCCAACTGTCTCATCCATATCATCAGGCTCATTGTAGCTATCGGATGGGTCAAAATTCTGAAAATCTGCACTATCACTAGCTGCATCTTCAAGCTTTCTATTAAGCTTAGGATCTTTATTAATTAAATCTTCTATCTGTTTAATATAAGCAGGATCAGTAACATCTCTGTATGTATCTCCTTCTTCAACCCCTAGCTTAGTAATTCTCGCAACAGCACTATCAATAAAAACTCCGCCAGGACTTACTACCATATGATCTACATATTCATCCCCCTCTTCGTGGTAATCGACATCTACTTCTGCATCAATAATGTGATCCTTCCCAAGGATAGTTACCTCCCAGTCTTCAACTTTAACTTCTATAGATCCCTTATCCCCCTCTGCTACTACACCCATACTAGCATTATCTACCATATCGCTATTCAAATCATCTTGCTTTTGCATTTCCCTATCTGCCACAGCCTGTCCAAGACCAAGAGCGGCCGGATCTACTTCTTGTAGATCATCTCTATTTGTATTATCGTCAGCAAATGCTTTTTCCGGGTCTAAAGCCTCATTTAAAGAGGTTCTAGAATAAACACCTGCCTTATTTTCAATTAACCACTGCTTTAAATTAAACTGATCCATATATTTACATTAAATAAGTTCTAATAAATTCTTCTATATCTGATTGAGCAAAACCTGCTTGTCTCAATCTCGATGCCATTTTCTTAACATCTTCAAGGGTCTGAAACTCCCTTCCAATAAGGGCTTGAAAAATCCTTTCCTCTTCGTTCTCAAAAATTCCGCCCGCTTCAGGAACGTTCCATGGATATCCGTTATTATAGATTTGAGATGTATTTTTATTTTCCGGATGATCAGAAGTATCCAGAGGACCTTTCCCTTCGATAGTACCAGGCTTACTCCCTATAACATTAAATCTATTAGGATGAATATCAATTTGATCTCTAGATCCTCGATAAAGAAAATTTTTCATCTTAGCCTTCTCGCTAGGTTGAATATCGAATTCTTTTATTAAGTCAGACAGTTTGATCACAGTAATAAATAGGAACACCCCCATAAAGAGGGTGCTCGTTATCTCAGAATGAAAGACTTACTTTATACTACAGGATCATCATCGACGGCGTGCATAGTAGCACTGAAATCATCTTCAGCAATATTCATAGCATCAGTATCTCCAGAAGGAATAGTACTAGGATCTTCGGTATAATCATCCTCCATCAATTCCTCTTCTTGATCCCCGGAAATCAAATCGATAAAAATTTGCTTAATCACAGGTAATGCCTCTCCATAAGAATGTTCTCCAGAAAACGCATTATGATTCTTCGGAACACTATCAGGATCTATACTCAATTTTTCGGCTATAGTCTTAATCCAAGCATCAAGGGCCTGTCTCGCTCTTGTATATTGAGGATCTTTATTTAATGCTTTTAAAATTTTTGCAAGACTGCCGGTATGACCTTCGATAGCCTTATCTACAGCCTCTTGATCGGACATGAGAGAACCATCAGGTCCTATACGCATTTCTTTTTTAATACCGGCTAATT